ACTCCAGAAGAAATAGCCAAGAGATGTTCTGATAAAATAGTAGAGGTTAGTGATACAGCCTCTCCAGAGATAAGAGAGCAAGCAAGAGCCTTCAAAGAACATCTAGAAAAAGTTATAGCGTTTTACATGAAAGAAGCTATAAAATCAGATAGAACAACTATTTACAATGCTATTAAAGATGCAGGTCAAGAACAGCTTGCAGAACACATAAGGAGACTATAATGGCTATATCACAGGCGATGTGTACGTCTTTTAAAAAAGAACTACTAGAGGCAAAGCACAACTTTCTAAATAGTGGGGGAAATACATTTAATCTAGCCTTGTATACATCTAGTGCTAGTTTAGGGGCAGGAACCACAGCTTACACAACAAGTAATGAGGTATCAGGCACAAACTACACAGCCAAGGGTGCGTCTTTAACTAGAGTAGACCCAAGCACATCAGGAACAACTGCTCTTACAGATTTTTCTGATCTTACATTTAGCAATGTAACGCTAACAGCTAGAGGGGCATTGATATTCAACGATACAGCATCAGGTGATCCATCCGTATGTGTTTTAGACTTTGGAGCCGATAAGTCTGCATCATCTGGTGATTTTACCGTTGTATTCCCAACGGCTGACTCAAGTAATGCAATAATAAGGATAGCCTAATGGCATTTGTAATAGCAGATAGAGTTCGTGAAACGACAACGACAACAGGTACAGGCACAATCACCTTGGCAGGTGCAGTCACTAACTTTGAAACTTTTACTGCTAATCTATCTAATTCTGATACAACCTATTATGCTATTGTTGATAATACAAATGGTGCTTTTGAGGTTGGTCTAGGAACATTTACATCATCTGGAACTACGTTAGCACGATCAGTATTAGCAAGTTCTAACAGCAATAATCTTGTAGATTTTGGTGTAGGAACCAAAGATGTATTTATCACAGTGCCTGCTAGTAAGATTGTCGTTGAAGATGGTAGCAACAATGTTGCTATAGGTGGAACAGTAACAGCTACGGCTTTTAGTGGTAGCGGTGCTAGTCTTACAGGTGTGGATGTAGTAAACGACACCAGTCCTCAGTTGGGGGGAGCATTGGACGTTCAGACCCACGATATTGTAACTACATCAAACAGAGACTTAGAGTTAGCTCCAAACGGCACAGGTAACGTAGTTGTAAGAGGAAATAGTAATCAAGGGAAGATTACTTTAAACTGTGAAAGCAATAGTCACGGACAAGCTATACAAGCACAGCCACACTCTTTAGGTATAGACAATGTAATGTTGCTTCCTAAAGATGGAAACTCAACTCTTGTATCAGAAATATCTACACAGACACTAACAAACAAAACATT